TGATTCGCAAAGTCGGGCCATGACCAAGCCGTACACGACTGAGTGCGCATTGGCGTCCACTCAGAAGTGAACCCGAAGGAGACAAGAGCGGGACACGGTTACATGTCCCCGATGAACTCAGAAAGCCCACCGAGAAGACCAGCAGAATAGTCCATGGTGACAATGTGCCTGAAGCTGGGGAAAACCTCACCAAAGGTTAAATCCCAATTGCGTTGCCAAAAGTCGTCGAGATCATCGCGGCCGACCAAGTCGGGCCACGACAACGATGTCAAGAGATCAGTGATCCCGTGACGATATTGAGACAACATGCGAACGTGATAGGAGACGCCCTCAAGGGAGTAGGCGCCATCCGTAACGGCCAAATGGACGTTGGCACGTTCGATGAAACAATTGGCAAGCAAATGACAGTAACGGAACTCGTAGGCGTGTGACAAAGCCTTCCCGGCCATATAGAGGTCGTCAGAGACGGCATCATTGGCATTAGGCCGGGAATTAAACTTAGCAAGCACTTTACCCAAAAAAGGAAGCATCACGTGACCCTCTTCCACACCTGGTACAGGGTAGAAGTGCTTGGACAGGAAATGACCCTGCCGAAGCGAACGGAATGAAGTGACTTTAGCCTCCATGCATGCACGAGCGGCATACGTGGTATAAGTGCGAGCAGCACAACGAGGTCTACGAGGCAGAGCGGCGAGCATGTCGTCACCCAAGAAACAGGCACGAGTTGAGGTTAAACCCCTCGCCTCACACCAACCATTGAAGATACACAAGTTCCAAAACGTATTCCTGAAGGTGCCGTCGGTACAACCCGATGGCAACTGATACGAAATATGCGACATAAGTCCGTATTTAGTGGAATACACAGCGAACTTGTTACTTCGGCGGTGGAGGCGAAGGAACCAAGCAGGGCAACCAAGGCGGCGCATGAACTCAATCTCGAGATTTAGAACATCACGAACCTGACTTTTATCATTAGCGGAAAAGTCAGCTTCGATGAACGAAGCAGCACGAATGCTGCTCAAATGAGAAACAATCTCGGGAGTTTGTTGCTTGTAAGCCACCTTGAATTTGACCGTGTCAAGGTTGTTCTCGGTTAAAAGAAACCTCCGCATGAGCTCCATGAACATTGGTCCAGACAACATGTTGTATAAATCGGTCCCTTTGAAGATCAGGCGACCGGCTACAGTGTTGTGG